AGGACGAAGAAATGAATAAAATTCAGGAACTGAGAAACAAGCGCCTTGAAACCTGGGAAAAGGCCAAGACCTTTTTAGAGGACAAGCGAGACGAGAAAGGCATCGTCTCAGCAGAAGACACGGCAGCTTACGAAAAGATGGAAGAGGAAGTTGTAGACCTCGGAAAAGAAATCGACAGGCTCGAACGCCAAAGAGACATGGACATGAAGCTTAGCGAAGCAATCAGCCGTCCGGTGGTGGGAAATCCCGTGCAGGACAAAGAGGACAAGACCGGCAGAGGAAGTGTCGCTTATCAAAGGGACTTCTGGAACCTTATGCGCAAGAAAAATGCTCCTGTTACCAATGCCCTGCAGGTCGGCACCGACTCCGAGGGCGGTTATCTGGCCCCGGATGAATTTGAAAGAACGCTGGTAGAAGCCCTGGAAGAAGAAAACATCTTCAGAAAAATCGCTCATGTCATCCAGACTTCCTCCGGTGACCGCAAAATCCCTGTTGTTGCGACGAAAGGCACAGCCAGCTGGGTGGATGAGGAAGCGGCTATCCCGGAATCCGATCCCGCCTTCGGTCAGGTCTCCATCGGCGCCTATAAGCTGGCGACCATGCTGAAAGTCTCCGAAGAACTCTTAAACGATTCGGTCTTTGACCTTGAAAGTTATATTGCAAAAGAGTTCGGCAGACGCATGGGTTCTAAAGAAGAGGAAGCCTTCCTCATCGGTGACGGTGTGGGCAAGCCTGTAGGCGTTTTCCAAACTGCGGGCGGAGGTGAAGTGGGCGTTACGGCCGCTTCGGATAAGGCAGTGACAGCCGATGAGCTGATCGACCTCTTCTATTCGCTTCGTGCGCCGTACAGGAAAAATGCCGTCTTCATCATGAACGATGCGACGGTGAAGCTCATTCGAAAGCTGAAAGACACGACCGGGCAGTATCTCTGGCAGCCGGCACTCACGGCAGGTACGCCGGATACCATCCTCAATCGTCCGGTCTATACGTCAAGCTTTGTGCCCTTAGCGGAAGCGGGAGCTCTTGCGATTGCTTTCGGCGACTTCTCCTATTACTGGATTGCCGATCGTCAAGGCAGGTCTTTCCAAAGATTAAACGAGCTTTTTGCCGCGACGGGTCAAGTCGGCTTTAAGGCGACACAGCGCGTGGACGGAAAACTCATCTTGCCTGAGAGCGTGAAGCTTTTGCAGATGAAGGCCGGCGTATAAGGAGGATAAGGATGAACGCAGAGGATCTTCTTTATCCGTTAAAAGAAAATCTGGTGGTGGAGCATGATGCGGACGATCCCCTCATGCTCCGCTGCCTTTCCTCTGCGATTTCCTATGCAGAGGGATACCAGAAAAAAGGACCGGATTACTATCTAAGCCATCCGATGACGGAGAGTACCAAGCAGGCCGTGATTGTCCTTGCAAGTTTCTTCTATGAATCAAGGGACGGATCTACTGCCGGCTTCTTTTCAGATTCTCCTGAAGCCGCAAGGCAGGTCTGGGAGACGGTTAAAACTCTTCTTCAGGGCGATAAGGATGTGATCCTATGAGCATTAAACTAAATCACTTCATTGAGCTTTTTCGTGTGGAGCAGGAAACGGATCCGGACGGCTTTCCGGTGGAGCGAGATGTCTTTCTTGCAAGTGTCAGAGCCTACCGGGAAGACCGCTACGGGAGCGAGACCTGGAAGAATCGAAGTCTTTTTTCGACAGCAACGACGCTTTTTAGAATCAGGCGGGTTCCCGGCATCACACTTGATACCCGATGCGTCGTGGTAACGGAGGACGGCAGATACAACATCCTCTCCGTAGAAGATATCCGTCATAAAGGGCTCTACTGGGAGATCTTGGCTGAAAAGGTCGATACGGAAGGGGTGGTCAAAGATGGCTAGGTGTGAAATCAAGATGCCGGATGAGTTTTTGGACAAACTCTCAAAGCTCGGCGACCGCTTTGACCAGGCAGCCCCTAAGATTTTACAAAGCGGCGGCAAGGTTGTGCTTTCGCAGATGAAGGCAAACCTTGAAGGCAGGATCGGTAAAGATACCAAGTACCCTTCCCGCTCTAAGGGCGACCTTGTCAGAAGTCTCGGCATTACACCGGCCTTGCAGGATAGAAACGGCGAGTGGAATATCCGGGTGGGTGTCGGAGATTCCAAAGACCGTGAGGGCGTGCCGAATGCACTGAAAGCCCAAGTCTTGGAGTATGGAAAATCCGGGCAGAAGGCAAAGCCCTGGATGAAGCCCGCCAGACGAAAGGCAAGAAAGCCTGCTATCCATGCGATGGAAGAGACGCTGAAAAGGGAGCTTGACATATGAGTGCATTAGCGGAACTGAAAAAAATAGCAGAAGAGTTAGGACTTCCGTCAGGAGCCGTTTCTTTTGAAAAGAAGGCACCGGAAACCTACCTCGTCTTTACACCGCTTTATGATGACTTGTTGCTCTATGCCGACAACAGACCGTTAGTGGAGACGGAGGAAGTCCGCATCTCACTATTCAGCAAGGAAAACTATCTTCTTTGGAAAAGGCGGCTGACGGACATCTTGCTGGAGCAGGATTTCATCATCACGGAGCGGAGGTTTTTAGACCTTGAAGAAGACACGGGATACTACCATTACAGCCTGGACGTGGCGAAAGAATACGTCAGATAAGGAGGAATGAACTATGGCAACGATAGGCCTGGACAAACTATATTATGCAAAAATTACCGAAGACACATCCGGTGAGGAAACCTATGATGCGCCCGTACAGCTGGCGAAAGCCATCACGGCGGAGCTGTCGGTGGAACTTGCCGAAGCGATCCTTTATGCCGATGACGGTGCATCGGAAATTGTAAAAGAGTTCAAAAGTGGAACACTGTCGCTCGGTGTAGATGACATCGGCAGCACGGCGGCATCGGATTTAACAGGTGCCGTGATTGATACAAATAATGTGCTGATCTCCTCGTCGGAGGATGGCGGACTGCCTGTTGCTGTCGGATTTAGGGCAAAGAAATCAAACGGCAAATACCGTTATTTCTGGCTTTACCGGGTGAAATTCGGAATCCCGGCGACGAACCTTGAAACGAAGGGCGACTCCATCACCTTCTCTACACCGACCATCGAAGGCACGATCATGCGGCGAAACAAGCCGGATGCGGAAGGAAGACATCCTTGGAAGGCGGAAGTGACCGAGGGCGATGCAGGCGTGGCTCAAGAAGTCATCACCGGTTGGTATGACAACGTTTATGAACCGGTCTTTACACCGGTTGCACCATAAGGAGGTTGGCGTATGTATCAAGAATATATGACGAAGATTAAAGTCGGCGAGAAAGAATACGAGCTGCTCTTAACGACCAAAGCGACCAAGGAAATCGCCGGGCGCTACGGCGGTCTTGAAAATCTCGGCGACAAGCTCATGAAGGCGGAGAATTTTGAGATGGCTCTGGGTGAGATCATTTGGCTGATTACACTTCTTGCGAACCAGCCGATCTTAATTCACAACTTAAAACATAAGGATGATAAACAAGAGCTTTTAACCGAAGAGGAAGTGGAGCTTTTGACTTCTCCGATGGATTTGGCGGAATACAAGGACGCCATTACGGACGCACTTTTAAAGGCGACCAAACGGAACATCGAAAGTGAGACTGACTCAAAAAACGCAGTGGCCGGGTAAGTGACGGAGAGTTATTTACCAGGCTTTTATATTTCGGGCTGAGCTGGCTTCACTTGTCGCAGGATGAGGTCTGGCTCATGCCCTTTTCTTTGCTCTTAGACCTAATGGAATGCCATAGACAATATGAAGGAATAGCAAGGCCCAAGCGAGAGTTTTCCATTGATGAGGTGATCCCAAGCGGGATTTAAAAAGTATTCACTGTGCAGGACGGCATCTACCCCGAGGGAAGGTGCTTTTTTCTTGCTCTTTTTCGGGAAGGAGGTGGCATAGATGGCAGATAAATTCGGTTTAAAGATTGGTCTTGAAGGCGAACGGGAGTTTAAAAAAGCCCTCGCCGACATCAATCGCTCGTTTCGAGTCCTCGGCTCGGAGATGAAGCTTGTTGAGTCGCAATTCGGAAAGAACGACCAGTCTTTGGAAGGCTCTGCAGCAAAACAGCGGCTTTTGAATAAAGAGATTGATGCGCAAAAGGACAAAATCAATACCTTAAAAGCCGCACTTGAGAATGCAGCCACCTCCTTCGGAGAAAATGACCGCAGAACCGATAACTGGCGGATAAAACTGAACGAAGCGGAAGCCGCCTTAAACGATATGGAGCGAGAACTCGACGAGTCGGCGGAAAGTGCTGATGAGTTGGGTGATGAACTGCAAGAATCTGGCAAGGCTGCAGAATCTTCCGAAGGTAAGTTCAAAAAGCTCGGTTCGGTATTAAAAGGTGTCGGAGCAGCGATGGGGACAGTCGCTGTAGCCGCCGGAGCTGCGGCTATCAAGCTCGGAAAAGAAGTCGTGAAAGAGTTCGGCGAGCTGGAACAAAACCTCGGCGGATCGGAAGCCGTGTTTGGAAAGTATGCCGCGTCCATTCAAAAGACCGGTGAAGATGCATATAAGAACATGGGCGTTTCGCAAAGTCAGTATCTGGCAACGGCAAACGTCATGGGCGCTCTTTTTCAAGGCTCCGGCATCGAACAGCAAAAGAGTCTGGAATTGACCGAAAAGGCTATGCAAAGAGCGGCCGACATGGCATCCGTCATGGGAATTGACATGCAGATGGCTCTAGACTCCGTAGCAGGTGCAGCCAAGGGCAACTTTACCATGATGGATAACCTCGGTGTGGCGATGAATGCGACCAACATCGAGGCCTACGCACTGGCAAAAGGTCTGGACTTTACCTGGGCTAAAGCGACACAGGCGGAAAAAGCCGAGATGGCCATGC